AAAAAATGCGATTAGACGCCTCTGGTAATTTGGGATTAGGAGTAAGTCCTTCTGCGTGGACTGTATTCAATCCTGTTCTACAAGTTAAAACAGGTTCATTGGCAAGTAGTGGTACTGCAAACTTTAGAATGTTTGCTAACACTTTTTATGATGGTGCTTACAAATACATAGGCACAGGAACAGCTACACAATACGAGCAAGACGGATATCACGCTTGGTATAACGCCCCTTCAGGCACAGCAGGTAATGCTATCACGTTCACACAAGCTATGACCTTGAACGCTGCGGGAAATCTTTTATTAGGCACAGCTACAAGTACTTTTGAAGCGGAAAGGTTACAAGTTAGCGGGGATATTAATACATTTAATTCTATTGGCGGCGGTGTAGTTAGCAGTGCAAGTAGTAAATCAGCCAACTTAAATGCTGGTGGGATTGGATTATATATGCGGGATTATACTTCATCAGGTAGTGATTATCATGAAGTTCAATTTTATAGTAATACTGTTGGCGATCCAGTAATTTTTAGGGGAATTGTAAAAACTGACGGATCATATAGCAATATAGAATTAGGGGATTACAATGGTTTCGGTAATGCAACAGCTTTAGTAATAGACGATAATAATGCAAGAATAAGTTTTCTAAGTTCAATTGGCAAATATCTATTTGGAAGTGTACCACAATTTGCTAATAATGCAGCTGCAATAGCAGCAGGTTATCAAGCTGGAGAAATTTACAGAATAACAGGAACAGGAGATTTAAAAATAGTAATATAAATAAAAATGGGATATTCAATTCAACCAGTCCAGATTTGGACTAACGGAACAGCCGCAACAGGCAACTACATTGACGCTAGCATTGTTAACGATAATCTTAGCGATTATGCGCAGTTTTACTGGGGAATAAGCAGCGTTACAACAGACAGCGAAGGGGCAGAAACAAAGCAAGGCCTTACGCAAGGTAACACTACAATAAGCGGCGCTGACTACACAGCCTGGGGCCAGTCAGCAGATATTAATTTAGCTGCTTATCAGTATATTTGCAGTAAATTAAATTTAACCCTAATACCTTAAAAAATGGACAAACTACAAACGCTCAAAGCAGCAGCCTACGACATTTTAGCAAACATAGAATGGCTACAAGCAAAGCTGCGCGAAACTAACGCACAGATCGCTGAAGAAACTAAAAAACAGCAAGAAAGTGGATCCACAAATAATAACGATAGTAATTAGTAGCGTATTTGGCGCTGGTGCGTCCTGGGCGGTACTTAATCAGCGCGTAAAAGCGCTAGAAGAAAAGCAGGCTAAACACGACGATCATGCCGAGCGCCTTATCCGCTTAGAAACTAAGCTGGACGTTATTATACAAAAATTTAAAAATACTTCACTATGAAAAAGCTACTTAAAAACTGGAAAACTACCTTTTTTGGCTTCGCTACTATTATTGGCGGCGTTGCAGCTATTTTAAAAGGCGACCTAGTAACTGGCATTACTACAATCGGCGCAGGCCTGGGCCTTACCGCTGCAAAGGACTTTGATAAAACAGGTATTTAATGAAAGGCGCCAGGACGTATATAGTTGCACTATTTGTGCTGGCCCTGGTATTGATTGGAACAAAAGTGAGCGCAACTAAGCTAATAGCAAAATTTGAAGGCCTGCGACTAAGAGCATACAAAGATAGTGGCGGCGTGTACACGCTTGGTTACGGTACAACCATTAACCCTGTTACTGGTATTCCAATTAAGCAAGGGGATACAATTACAAAAGACACAGCGCTAACCTGGTTACGTATGCAAACAGCTGCGACAGAAACACAGGTAAAAGCAAAAATAAAAGTAGCGCAGTCGCCTAATCAAATTGCTGCGCTTACTAGCTTAACGTATAATATAGGAATTGGCGCTTTTAGCAGATCCACACTACTAAGATTAATTAACAGCGGCGCAGATAAAAACGAAATTGGGGCGCAGTTTATACGCTGGAACAAAGTAAAAGGAGTAGAAGTGCCAGGACTAACCCGTAGGCGGCAACTAGAAGCCGAGTTGTATTTATCATAAGTAGCTAATTTATATCATTTTATCTATTCCGCTAAGTCACAGCGGAATTTTTTTTTGTTTATATGCTATTTTGTTTTATAGATTTGTAGCGACAAACGATCTACATTCATTTAAATTCTAACCGTATGACTACACCAAACGACTTAGCAGCGTATAAAAAATTGCTGCAAGAAAAAATCACTGCGCTACAATTTTTAGGATCTAATCTAAAAGACACTAAGCGCATAGCTATTCAGCTAACGTTTAATTGCGAAAGCCGCGTCCTAATAGAACAGCGGCTGATTCCTTTTAACCTGGAAATGGAACTGCGCACACTAATTGACGATTCTATTGATTTTTACCAGCGCCAGTTAATTAACGCTAACCAGGGAAACTATGAGCAAATTTGACCGCGTAATTAGCTGGAGTTATACCTGGCTATTTTGTTTCCCTTTAATGCTGCTAATAATGATAGCAGTAGAAACAGTTTTTTTTATTTACAGATCTATAAAATTAATCCAACTATGCAAAACCAAACTTTTAACGCTCCTGCGTTTCCCCCACAAGTAGCACAAGACAATCTAGGCCGCATTATTGCGCCTATTCCTGGAATGAGTAAGCTAGAGTATTTTAGTTTACAGTTGCTTCCTTTTTACCTAGAACTAGCCACTACAAAAAAGCTATCCGACAAAGGCGAGCCAGTTACGCCAATAGAGGCGGCGATCACAGCAGCAAAACAATTAATTGAAAAACTTAACACCAACGAAAATGAAAAAGACGTCTTATCTATTATTGAATAACCCTAAATTTTGGTTATTAATTATTTTACTTTTTATGCTATGGCTATCTAGCTACTGGAACTACTAACAAAAATGCAGACAAACGAACTGGAAATTAACGACCTGTTAAAGGCGAGGCGCTATGATCCCACAAAAAGGCCCAGCCAGGAGCAGGTCGTTTTTTCAATTAATAGTAAAATAGTTGGAACGCTGCAAAATTATGTAGTAGTTAGCGGCCTACCTAAGGCAAGCAAAAGCACCTACGTCGGCGCTATTGCTGCTAGCGCCCTTGTGCCGCATTATCAGGCAGTTTTTGGCCTTAAATTATCCTTGCCAGCAGATAGGCAGCGCCTTGCCTATTTTGATACTGAGCATAGCGCCTTTGACTTTTACAGGCAAATGGATAAAATAAAAGGGTTTGCAGATAAAAATAGCTTGCCCAATTTTTTCGACGCCTTTTCTACGCGTGAGGATATGCCAGCAAAAATTCGCAAATTAGTTGAAGCCTATTTGCAGACGCACGCAGAATGTAGCGTTTTAATTATTGACGGACTGCTGGATCTTTGTCTTAATTACAACGACGAAAGAGAAACCAGGCTACTGACTAACTGGTTTAAAAGAATTACAAAACAGTATAACGTTTTACTAATTGGCGTGCTGCACCTCGGCAAAGGCCAGGGCGAAACGCTAGGACACCTGGGATCTAATACAGACCGCTGGGCGCAGAGTACTTTAATAGTTGAGCGCAATAAAGAAAATCAGCAGTTTATTTTAAGGCCTAAATACCTGCGAAGTAGTGATGACTTTGATCCAATTGCTATAATGAATTTTAACGGACTATGGCAGCAAGTACCGTACATAGAACAGGAAACTTTTACAATACCAAAAAAAGGTAAAAAATCTTAACCTGGGAACAGAGGAAACTGAACGCTAATAACTATGGAACAGAAAAACAACAGCGGAACAATTTTTCGCAATGCAAAAAAGGAAACAGCGCAGGCGCCCGATTATTCGGGAACAGCAACAGTAGGGGAAAAAAAATACCGTATTGCTGGCTGGATCAACAAAAGCAAAACTGGATCTAATTACTTGCGCATTTTATTTACCGAAGTAATAGAACAGCCGCAAGCTGGACTACCAGCAGAACAAAGCAGGCTGGAAATGGGAAGCGGCAATATAGATAGCGTAATGATTGACGACCTACCATTTTAAAAAAAAGCGCCAGGAGCTAGGCTCAACTGGCGCGGACAAACGACCAACGGACTAACCGCGATCACCTGTATTCACTACGAAAATAGTAAAAAATGGCAAAGGATCTAAAAACGGCAATAGTTTTTTTTAAGCCAGGCACAAAGCGGCCCAGGAAATACCGAAATATATCTAACGTACTAAAATTTGGCAAATTTTGCCAGGATCTTGGCGCCTGGTATATTAACTGGTACGACAAAGAAAGCGCGAAATTTGAGCGCAGGACGTGGCTTATACGCGATTTTGAAAAAAAGCTGTAAATTAGCAGATACATAAGCAGAGTTGGTTATATTCACAACGCGGCCCCTGGTTTCTACTAGGGGCCTTTTTTTGCGCTTATATGTGCAACGATTTTTTTTAAATAAAGGTCAATACAGGTAAATGTGAATAAAAAAATATCGTAAAATTCCTAAAAATATCAATTATTTTCACTAACTTTGAGCTATTGTGTGCAAGGCCTCACAAAGGCATGCACAAATAGCTCAAAAAGTTCCTATTTTACGAAAGTCAAAAAATTAGTTGCGTAAAAGTTTTGCAGGCTAAAAAAGTTTTTCTACTTTCATACGGACAAACGACATAGGATTTAAAAGCCGCGCCGACAGGCGAATGAAAAACTTATTTTATCTAATAGGCGGCGCCGCTGCACTTTTTTTACTTTCAAGATTTAGATTCGGCCAAAAAGCTATTTTTCAACTGCGCAGCCTGCGACCAGGCGGCAGCTTATTACAGCCAACGATTAACGTGGAACTGGCAGTACAAAACCCGACCAATACAACGATAAAAATTAAAAGTATTACTGGATCAATTAGCGTAAATGATAGATTCCTGGCTAATGTATCAGCATTTGGCGATCAGACAGTCGCACCTAATAGCGAAAGTACGCTGCGCCTTGTGGCACGTCCTAGCGCGTTAGGAGTTTTTGAAAGTGTAAGAGAATTATTAACCGCGGCAGCTGGACAGGTTAGCGCTACTTTTAGTGGATCAGCAAACGTGGACGGAATAGTTGTACCGATAACCGAAACGCGCAGCCTGTGAACGCAAGTGTGATAATGGGGCGACTAGCACCGTTTATGAACAAAAACGAAATGCTAGTCCAGGATCAAAGTACAGGCGACATAATAGACGCTATCTGTACTGCGCACAAAAGACACGCGCAGGAATATAGCAGGATAAGTTCTTTTTTTAATGCTGGCACCCCTAGAGAAGTAGGACGTAAAATTTTTAATTTTTTAAAAAATAATGTCCGATATGTAATTGAGCCAGGAAGTAAGCAAACTGTAAAAAGTCCTGCTGCTATCCTTGCAACAGGTTACGGGGATTGCAAGCATTACAGTTTATTTGCTGGGGGAGTATTACAAAGCCTGGGAATACCTTTTGCTTACAGGTTTGCTAGTTACCGAGATTACGACAAGCAACCGCAGCACGTATTTGTAGTGATCAACCCAGGTAAAAACGAAATTTGGCTGGATCCAGTAGTAGGACAGTACGACTATAAAAAACCGTATAAACACGCAACAGACAGAAAAATGGCACTATACTCAATAAGCGGAATGGGCGCAACAGCGCAACAAAAGGCAGCGTTAAAAGCTGCTAAAGCAGCCAAAAAAGCGGCGCCGACAAAAGCGGCGAAAACAGCAGCTAGAACAGAAGTAAAAGCTGCTCGCCAGGCTGCGGGCCGCACAGCAGGGCAGGTACTTAAAAAAGGAACTAAAGCAATTTTGAAAGTAGCAGCCTCGCCAGTACGTAACGCATTTTTAGCGCTAGTAGCA